TTACTAAATCGACCTGACAAGACCTTGTTTACAGTCTTTTCACTGACACCGCAACGAAGGTCTTTGATAAGGATACGGCGATACCAATCATTCCATTGTGCCTTGGTGCTTGCTGACAGTGCCAGTTCAATGGCATCACGAGCAGCGTGTCCGGTTAGTTCACGCATGGCCAGTGCTCGGGCTAGTTCTTTAAAGGCTACCCAGGGCAAGCCCTGTCCTTCGCCTCCGCCATGTGTAGGCACTTTCTTAACACCAAAGGTGATCATAGGATCTAATGCCATTCGAAAGCCTTCAAACAATTCTTGATTGTCTGCTTCAGCTTCGGCTTTGATAATTGCTTCTTTATTCAAACGGCTTGCGTGTTCTTCGAGGCTACGAATAACGCTATCACAATGACTCATGGTATTCCTGTTAGTAGAAAATTATATTATACAGGAAAACGAGTCATAGGTCAAATACTAAATGAGCTACCGCAACCGCAGGTAGATTCAGCATTGGGATTTTTTATTACAAATTGGCTAGACATTAGGTCTTCTTTGTAATCAATTTCGGCACCATCCATATACATCATACTCATAGCATCGACATATACTCGAAATGGGCCTGTGTCAAAAACAAAATCATCTTCATTTTGGACATCGTCAATTTGGAATCCGTATTGGAATCCGGAACATCCGCCACCTTGAACAAATGTACGAAGTGCGCTATTTGGATTACCTTCACCAAATAGAATATCGTTTATTTTACTTTTGGCTGCTTCAGTTATTGTGATCATGTTTTTGTTTGTAGTCTAGAATTGCCGCTTTGATCGCATCTTCTGCCAAAATTGAGCAATGGATCTTAACGGGCGGCAAGGCAAGCTCTTGGGCAATATCATTGTTTTTAATACTTCCCGCTTGATCGAGAGTTTTGCCTTTAATCCATTCTGTAACAAGGGATGAGCTAGCGATAGCAGATCCACATCCATATGTTTTAAATCTCGCATCTATGATAATCCCATCTTTAACTTTGATCTGTAACTTCATTACATCGCCGCAGGCTGGGGCCCCAGTCAAACCTGTGCCAACATCTTCATCATTTTTATCAAAGCTGCCCACATTGCGTGGATTTTCATAGTGATCGATTACAGCGTCTGAATATGCCATAAATTAACTATAGTCTTTCACTCGGCCACCGTGAACTTCGCTCTTGTCCTTACGGCCTTTAAGTTTGTGTCCGCTGCCTTTAACACCTTGCTTACCTGTACCATCTGTGTGGCCACTATCGTGTGCTCGCATACCCAATGATACACATTGAGCATAACGAACATTAGATAGTCGTTTGACTTGGCACTGACTTTGGGTAGGAGCAGCCAATTTCTTTTCAGCAAGTAGTTCTATAATACGCATCTTTTATTTATTTAAAAAGGATGATGCCCATTGTCACTGTCTGAGCAATAAAGCCTGCGCAGATAGTGGTCAAGTATAAGCGATCTTTTTCCAACAAGGCTTTGACAAACATTGTGGTCAGGGCGGCCCAAATGAATACCATGATGTCTACTGGTGGTAGTTTATCACTAGCACCTGTCAGCACAGAGAACAGGGTAGGAAATGCCGCCATGTGTAGCATAACAATCACAACCCAACCTAGTGCGTGTGCTGATACATTTACAGCGTGATCCTTGATAAAGTGATAGATCAGTTTAGAACCGTTGATGAACAAGGTGAAAAATTTTGTAAGCATATGATTCCTTAATTGTAAAAGATGTGATGACCAATGTGTGCCACAGGCTTCTTGCCCCAATGGGGATCTATGTAGTCGCCGTGATAGTATAACGCTTTGTCTAGGCTAGGTAAACGATAGTTCTCCATTAGAACTTTCTGTGCGGCAATCACGCTTTGTTCGTAGTTTGCTTTGTTAACAGCATTGAATTTAACTTCGCGATCGCAGGCCCAACTGAACTGACAGATCACTTTATCATATACTACACTCTTTTGGAATATAGTTCTACAGACATCGCCAGGGAACTTGCCCGAGTTAACACGATTCATAGTTACAATGGCCACAGCGGCTTTGCCTTCGAATGGTTCACTGCCAGCTTCGTAGTAGACATTCTTAGCTAGACAGCCCATTTGGCGTTCTCTAAACTCTGCTGTGATGTCGCTAGTTTCTGCTACTTCGGTATGGGCTATGCGTGTATCCACTGCCCAATGTAACAGACTTATTGATCCCCATAGCAGTATAGCCATAAGCACCAAGGATATAAATTTGAGAATTGAATTGGGTATCTCAACCCCTTCCATTCCTCGCTCGTTCGCAATCGTAGTCATAAAGACCTCCTTTTGTTTAATAGCGGGTAAGAATAGTTATCCTGAAACGATAGTTTAGCGTAGAAAAAGGGCCAAGTCAAGCGGGTTATTCGCCACCGCCGCCGCCGGCACAGCTTCCGCCCAAATTACACCAGCCAACTCCTAAACTGCCCGATGCATACGGTATTAACATAGTTTGTACAGCACCAGCGGAGTTAAATCCTATGAAATACTGGGTTTGATTACCTATAGGATCTGCTAAATTATTCAATCTTTCGTCAGCGGTTGAATAATAGTAGAACAGATATTGTACTTCGTTTAAAGTTGTATTGATATCTGTGTTTACTGCATCGATTGCTCGTAGCCCATTTAGTGCAATTGACAAATTACCATCGCTATCGGAGGTTATTGTAAACATACTACCTATAGCCTCTTGGAACCCAAAATAACTACCATAGGTCTGAGTTTGACCGGGAGCAAATTGAGTATAAATTTGATAGCCGTTATTGGTATGATAGGTATCTGTACCAGAAATTGGTATCCGGTATACTTCAGACCAATAACCGTAGATATTATTAGCGTAGTTGTAGGTTGCAGCCAGTGTAGACCATACATCAGTATTTGTACTAGGTTCTGTAATTCTAATACCCACAGCACCAACTGCATTGGTATTAGTTACGTTCCAAACTAGAGTATGAACGCCGGCAGACAAATAAACAGAGCCTAGTGCAGAACTTCCATAGTTACCGCTGACTGTCGATATTCGTGTTCCGTCAATGGTAAAATATCCGTAATCATCACAGGAGAACTCCCAAGTATAATTACCAGCATTGTTAACTTGGAATATATAGGTATCCGAATATGTTCCTAGTAATCTAGTATTCGCAAACCATATACCATAGGTTTGTAAGAATGTACTATAAGCACCTTCAGGTTGATGGTAATATGCAGTATTAGAGCTACCATACAAATTCATTCCATAGAACCCTAATAGTTTCATAGCATAAGGCATATAGGCATAATTGTATGCACCTGTGCTAATACCAAAACCTATAGTAAGATATTTGTGGCCTCCGATAATGCTATAATCCATGCCTATAACACCATTGTTTTCATTGATAGGACTTAACCAAGATCCTAGCTTTTGATTTACAACATTAACTGTGATTGTTACAGGTATTTGAAGATTAATAGGTGCTTGATTAAGATCACTAGGTATTAGTACAAAATTAATGGTATTGGTATAAACTCCATTGGTAATAGCAGTATTAGACACATAGGTATTGAACCCTAGAGTAAAGGTTGCACTATTGGTTGTGGTACCATTGGCATTGATCAGTGCGAATATTCCCGGGTACGAACTATTACCGGACTGACCGTTGGCCAGTGTAGCACTATAACTGCTGCCTTTGGTTCCGGACACTGCTAACGATATAGGATATTGATATGTTCCTAATTTTGTTATAGTTTGAGTGATCACTGTAGTTTGTATATTAATCGGAGGGGCGGGTGCAGGTGTCGGAGCAGGAGTCGGACCCGGCGGAGTAGGAGGTGCAGGTGTCGGAGTTGGTTTCAATACAACAATAACCTGTGTAATCACATTGGCGGCGATATTCAATGTGTTAACATTTGAATTAACAACAATAGTACTACTCTTAGTACCGGGTTCTGTTCCTATGTATGTAACTGTAAGATTAGTAGATGCACTAGGGCCCAGTGTAGTTGTTCCCAGTTGATAACTGCTGAAGGGGAATCCGGTAGAAGTTATGCCAGTAATATGACATTCAATATTAGAGTTGTTAGTTAATGTAATAGTCTGCGGAGCACCTTGATTTACAGGTGCAGTAAAATCAGGAACCGGATTAGGTGCATAGGTTAAAAATCCGTGCGGTGTGCCGCCTGTATCTACCGAACTTATCTGTACTTGTGGTAGTATAGCCGGAATAGCACCAACAGAGTATACTATGTTAAATTTACTAGTTACTGTTAAATTATTCAATGTACTACTAGGTGTTTCAAAATCTAATTCTATAGTCAATACTGATCCTGATAAAGAAAAAGAAACAGTTAACGCCCTGTTGCCGCTACTAAATGTCTGTGTATAAGGCAGCGATCCGTAGAACTGAGTATGATTAAATGTAACAGCATTTGCTCGATCAACTAGCGATTGCCAATTATCAGCATCGGCTCCTGATACGGATATAACAGGAGTTATACTACTTCCAAGATTAAAGAAATACTTTGCTCGTAACGGTGTAGACCAAGACATCTTGGTTGTTAAAGTATAGTTTGTAATCCATGATGAATCACCAGTGTGCAACCCTACTAGAGTAGATCCAGATTGTCCTATTGTGAATGTATTTGCATTTAAAATATTAACAGTGGTAGATAAATTAACCTCATAACTACCCTTCACTACATTAGATCTATTAAACACAGGAGAACCACCAGTTTGGTGTGTTTTAATTAATCCAATATCGTACTCTAACAGATCCCATTGTACATTGGATATTATATCTCCAGCAGCAACTTGAGAAGATTGCACATTAACACCATAACCAGAAGGACCAGTTCCAAGGATATTATCCACGATAGATTGAATGCTATTATAATCAGAATGATATATTATCACCGGTGCTGGCGCAGGTGTCGGCGCAGGAGTAGGTGCTGGTGTCGGAGCAGGAG